AGCTTGAGCCGTGGCTTGAACATATGCATGGGCTTGGAGCAAACGCCCTGCTGCTTGGCCCGGTGTTTCAATCGGAAACACATGGCTACGACACCACAAACTACTTCATGGTGGACAGCCGGCTGGGGACGGACGCCGATCTCGCATGGCTGGTGGAGCGCGCGCACGGCCTGGGCATCCGGGTCGTGCTGGACGGCGTGTTCAACCACGTGGGCCGCTCCTTTTTCGCGTTTAAGGATGTTCAGGAAAAAAGAGAGGCGTCACGGTTCAAGGACTGGTTTTTTTGCTCTTTTGACGCGCGCGGTCCCCTGGGAGATTTTTTTTCGTACGAACCGTGGCGCGGCCATTACGAATTGGTCAAGCTGAATACAAGTCACTGCGAGGTCCGGGGGCATTTGTTCCACGCGCTTTCAGAATGGATTGCCAAATACGGGATCGACGGAGTCCGCCTGGATTCGGCGGACTGTCTTGATTTTGCGTTTCAGAAAGACCTGGCGCGGTATTGCAAGGCTCAAAAAGCGGATTTTTATTGTCTGGGCGAGGTCATCCACGGCGACTACAGCCGTTGGCTGGAACAAGGCGGGCTTGATGCGGTGACCAATTACATCCTCTACAAGGGACTCTGGTCCAGCCATAATGACGCGAACTACTTTGAGGCGGCACATACATGCAGGCGACAGTTCGAACAGGGGGCTTTGGAGGGAAGCCTGTACACCTTTGTGGACAACCACGACGTAACGCGAATAGCGGACAGGGTAAAAGACAAAGCCCACTTGTACCCATTGCATATTTTGCTGTTCACCCTGCCCGGCACGCCCTCGGTCTACTATGGCAGCGAGTATGGGCTTGGCGGCGTGAAAAAGAAGGGCGAGAGCGATTGGAATCTGCGGCCGTTTCTTACAGTGGATCAAATGCGGCAAAGCGCCAGAGAGCCGGAACTGTGCCGGGTCATCGCCAAACTTGCGGCAATATACGCGGACTGCGCCAGTCTGCGGCGCGGCAATTTTTCGACCCTGCATGTCGCGGCCCGGCAATATGCGTTTAGCCGGCCGTACGGGCAAGAAACAGCCGTCGTCTGCGTCAATGCGGCCAAGGCGCCTGCGAAACTTATACTGCCGGGCGTTCCCGACGGGCGGTATGTTGACGTTCTGAATGGCGAGTCCCTGACGGCGCAGAATGGCGTTTTGACAGTAACGGTTGACCCGTGCTGGGGGAAAATATTGATTTATGCCCCTCAAGAGTTTCGCGGGAATCACCGGTGATATTCACGAAGCAATAATATGGGCTTCCAAAGGGCGCAGCCCTTTGGTGGAGGAGTCCAGAGGAGGCAAAGCCTCCTCTGGCTGATCCGTCGCCGCGCAAGGTCACCATGTCACCAAAGGCAGGAATCTGGCTAAAATTTCCCGTGCGAAGTCCTGCCCGGCGGTTTCTTTCGATGCCGCCTGCCGCGCCTTCCAGTCCAAACTCCTCACCTGGTCGCAAAGAACGACGCCTGTGGTTTTACATCCGGCGGGAAGCGCCAATTCAAACGGATAGCCATTGCTTTGATTGGTGACAGGCGCAACGAGGCATAGCCCGGTGCGGCTGTTGTATGCTTTGGGCGAAAGAACAATCGCGGACCGATGCCCGGCTTGCTCATGCCCTGCCTGCGGGTCGAAGTTGAGCCAGATGACATCCCCGCAGTCGGGAACGTACGCCGCTACCATGCTTCCTTCCCTCGCGCCTTGCCCCAATCCGTTTCGCCGTGAAGGTTGTCCGGGGTCACGCCGGCAAGAAGCTCCTCAAGCGTGAACTTCTTGGGCGTGGCGGGAATTTTTACCCTGAAGCCGTCATTTTCCATCCGCAACTCCACGTCAAACCCGCGCCGAATGGCCAACTCGGCCACCAAGGCACGGGGAAGGCGAATCGCCAGGGAGTTGCCCCATTGGGATACTTTTGCTTGAGTTTGCATAGGTCCGTCCTTTGGATATCTGAAAGATATCCATGAAAAGTGCTGACGTCAATGGCTGGGCTTGACCCGTTGTAGCGCGACGCTTAAGGTTGCGTAAAACGACACCAACATTTGACAAAGATTTTTCCCGTAAAAATCGTCAGCCTCGCCGTCCCGCCTGTTGAACCTTGTCCGGCTCGCTGGTAGAGGTTTACAAACAGGGCGGCACGCAGGCTCAGCGCGATGAGAACCACCAAAAAGCCATGGCAATGCGTGACGCTCTATTTGCAGAACTGGCCCAAACGCCCAGTTTTGACGGTTGGGTATGCAAAGTCTCTGACGTGGTAAAGGGCAACTCTAAACAAAATGAGCTGGGGCTTGATGCGAACTGCGGTTTCTTTGCGCTTCACAACGCAAGGGGGTTTGGTCTGGCCGCGTCCGAGGATAACGCTCCTGCTATCCCCGCAGGGCACCCGCTGCACGATATCCTCATGAAGCTCAACAAAAACGACATGGTGAAGGTCTCCGGAGCGTTTCAGATTTCACAGGGTAAAATCCGCGAATCAAGCATGACAACATCCGGCGGGATGGTCTCGCCTGATTTTAATGTTGTCTTTAGCGCTGTGGAGCCCATAAAATAGCCTATCCGGGCTTCGGGTACGGTTGCACCCGCATTTTCAGCCGCTGCAACCAGCTGTAGCGTAGCGCGCGCCTTGGCACCGATTTGCGCGGCCTTTGGCACACGTCATGAGCCTGTCGGCAGCATGCCCCGTTGATGGTGTGGAGCATCGCCACAAAAGGGCAAGCGGGGTTGATGGCATGCCTCTTCAATGCGGCGGCAGGCGATGTCAAAATAGTCCGGGTTCGTCTCTATGCCGATGAACTTCCGACCAAGGCTAACCGCCGCCGCCCCGGTCGTGCCGCTACCCATGAAGGGGTCACACACCACATCCCAGCCAGAGCGAACAGAGAGAAGGTGTTTGATAAGCTCGACGGGTTTTTCCGTAATATGTTGTTTTTTTGCGCCAATAACAGGCATTGTGAAAAAGCCTGGCGCGCAAACACCTTCTCCATCCGGTGTGGCTGGGAGGGAGCCCGCGCTGGCGGTGACAATGTACTCGCATTGTGCGCGGAACCAGCCACGTTGTGGCCTACACCCTTCTGTTTTGTTCCACGGGATGATCCCTCTATAAATCCAACCACCGACTTGCACAGCGTCTATAACGCAAGGCAGATTGCGCCAATCAATAAAGCAAAATAGCACGCCTCCTGGGCGTGTATGCTGAAGACATTGCGACATCCAGTCGGAACACCACAAAGAGAATGATCGTTGATCGCGGTTGTCTCCATCGAACGCTTTATATTCCTTCACAACATTCGTCATTCGATACTTACTGACGGTGCTCAAATTGCGGTCGCTCCGCATAAATCCTCCAGTGCTGTATGGAGGATCGGCGACCACCAGATCAACTTGCGGTAGTGAGGGCAGCACCTCCCGGCAATCCCCGAGATAGAGCGTGGCGTCGCCGATAATCTCTTTCTTCATTGCGCGCCCCCCGCCTCTTCCTCCTTGGGCTGTGGCCTCAGCTCCGGCGGGAGCTGGTCGCCAGTCATCTCGTGCCAGTAACTCACCTCACAGTGGTTCAGATCGCCCAAAATCGCCGCGCTCCAGTCGATCAGTTTGCGCGGCCAGGCGCGCACGCCATCGTGCTCCCAGCGCCATGCGTGGGAGCTGAGCGTCTCGTCCTCCCAGGCAAACTCACGTAGCACAAAACACAGGGCCACATTGAGCAGCTGGTCCAGGGCGATGAGCAGTTGTTTGGTGTTGTGGCCTAGAAGCTTCAACATTACGCCGCCTCTTCTTCTGGCCACGCCAGCGCGGGCAATTCCGCCAGCACTTCTCCCAGGGTCATCATGGGGCGCTGGCCAGTCAGCACGGCGTTGAGAATCTGCGTGCCGGTGTCCCACGTCTCATCCATCACGTCGAGCATGTACCGCCCCTCGATGCGATAGTGCTCGATCTTGCTGGTCGAGCGCAAAGCACAGGACGCCGCGTCATCCCAGAGGCGGGTTTGCGCGAACGTGTCCAGGCGAGCCTGTATCGCGTCCGTAAACTGCTTCTGCATGGCGGCAAGCTGTTCCACCGGCGTCATCAGCTCGCCCAGGGGCAGCCCGTAAAACACCAGCGCAGCGCGCAGGCCAACCTCCGAGGCCTCGCCGGTCTCGTCGTTCGGGGACGGCGGAATCGCCTCCAGGCCGTGCTCTACAAGCCAGGCCGCCTGCGCATCCTCTTCCACGAACGCGGCGGCCTTCGTACCCCACACGCGGCCGTCCGCCAGCTGCCAGCACCAATCATTCGCGGTAAAATTAGGCATATTGCGCTCCTGTGCTCACCCCCCCGGCTAACGTGCCGGGGATGAAGTTAGCTCCGCCGCCCTGGACAGTTATAATGCCCAGCAAGGTCGCCGAATAACGGGTCCCCGTCACTGATCCGGTTATAATCGGGAGGGCGCTTTGCCGGACGAATGACCCGAGATAATTAACTGAGATAGTTGCCGAAATTACTGCCCCCGTGATTGCAAGGTTGGCCTCAAGACTTACATTACCTCCATTGACGAGGATACCCCACCCTGCCGAGGTAGCTGTTATTGTTATCGTATTGCCTGTTCCGCCCAGAGCGACAAACCCGCCTCCGACGACTAGGGGAGCACTATTAGCCCCTCCATAGCCGGGAGGCACCAACAAGGTGCAGCCATCCAGAGTTATCGTCCCTCCGGCAGCATAAATGCACGAGCAATAACCAGCCACCGTCGAGGTATACCCGACATTTATTTGCATATTTTTTATGACGTAAGAAACCGCGCTGCTGAGAGCAACCCCCCACGTCCCCACGTTGGCCGGATTTACAATCGTGGCAGCTCCCGCGCCTGACAGCACGATTGTCCCTGTCGTACGCACATATTGCGGCAGGGAGACAGATTCCGCATACGTGCCCGCCGCGACCTGGATGGTGACGTTGTATGGGCCGAGAAAGAGATTTTGCGCCACGTAATTGCACGCAGCCTGAATGGTCTTGAACGGGAACTGTAATGATCCGTCGGCCGTGGCGTTGTTGCCCGTGGCGGCGTTGACGTTAATGGTGAGGCTCGCCGTCAGTCTTTTCAATAGCCAGAATTTCTCCGGCTGCGGGATAAGCAGTCCAAGGGCCTGATAAAGTTGGGTCAGATCGTTTCTGTCCGGTATGAGCCCCGCCCGCTCAATGACGTTCACGATTTCCCGCTGTGGATGTTCCACGGCCTCAAACGGAACGGCGCTGCCTTCAATGCCCAAAGCCGGGTTGCCGTCAACGTATCCGGCATTTTCGTCGGTTATGCCGTAGGGCTGCCTGTATTTCATGCGTCCATCTCCTCGTAGTTCACTACCGGCAACGTGTGCGCGTAGGCGCTCTTGCGGATTTTACATTCAAGGTCCGTAGCCCTGGTGATCTTGCACAGCCGCTCCGGAGGGGAGCTTCTCCCACACCGGAAGCGGGTAAGGCGCGGTTCAAGGGGCGTCACCGTCCACACAAAGCGCACGTCATGCCCGCCGTTCAGCACGTCGCCGGACGCGCCGCACCGGCTTATGCCGCACACGAAAGGCCTGTGTTCTGTGATCTTGACGTTATAGCCCAGGGCTTGCGCCAGCCTATAGAAGCGGTTCACGCTTTGATCGCCCTTGGACGTGTACTTTTCCACCACGACGTCCCGGCGCTCTTGCAGCGTGGTTGCCGTGTCGCGCGTGCATTCGTCAGGCAAACCCAGGTTTTCTTCCCAGTCCGCCAGCGTTTCATACGCCGTGCTGGGGTCCGCTTCTTCAATCACGGCCAGCGCCCGGTTGTGTACACGCGCCCACACCACGGCCAGCCCGGCGAGAATGCGGTTCACAATGCCGTCCGGCTCCCGGTCCCAGGCGTAGCCCGTGGGCAAGAGGCTTTGGCTTTGGGCGCAGTAGTCTTTATCCGTGGCTTTCATCCTGCTCACCCGCCCAAGTCCTGTGCGTCCACAAAATGCACATCGCCCAAAAGCGGCAGTTCGTGTTTTTCCGAGTAAACATTGCCCAGGGGCGAGATCAGCACGTGGTCATATTCCCCATGAGCCGTGGAAATGGCCTCGCGGATGTGGCTTACCAACACCACGCGGCCCGGCTCGCCCTCGCGCCGGAAGAGGTCTTGCAGTTCGGCGCGCACGGCGGCCTTGACGGCCTCGGTTGCCGGGTCAAGACCTTCAATCACCACATCCACCAGCTTTGCCGTAGGGGCGGCCACGTACACGTCCGCAGTGATGGGCTTTTGATCCGGGTCCGTGAGGTGTTCCTGCACACGGGCAACCATTGTGGCGTCCGGTATGGGGCTTTCGGCTTCATCCGTGACAAACAGCACGCCCACGGTGCCTAACCCCATCCAACGGTTATACGGCCAGGCCCGCGTCACGCCCGGCACTTCCAGCGCCCAGGCTACCCAATCCGAGGCCGCGCCCGCTTGGGGCGGCTGTTGCCAACGGGTAATCAGGCGGCCCCGCATGGCCTCCACGCCTTCAATATCCACGCCCCCGGATATGCCGCCATCGGCCACGTGGCCGGTAAACTCAAAGTTTTCCACCGGCTGCACCAGTTGCAGCGTGGTGCCGGGCGCGGCGTTGCCGTCCTTTCCGGCCTTTACCGCCCGCACGGGCACAATGGCGCTGCCGTTCTTCGCCACGGCTTCCGCCGTGCTCTCGTACTGTACGCCGTCGCCGCGCTGCATCAGGGTTTGCGGGGGCATTGCCGCGTCAGCCACACCGGGGAAGAGAGCTTGGCCCGTGGCCGCGTCAGCCGGTTTGCGAAAAATGCGCCAGGGCCGGGCCAGGCGGGGCAGGTAATCCTCATCGGCGCTCATGGGCAGTATTTGCCGGGAAATGTAGAATATGAAGGCGTCCAGGCCGTAGACCACGCCGCCCACAACGCGGGAAATGACGGAGAGCAGCGCCCGGCGCAAGCGGGTGTCCGCGCCGGGCATACGGCTGGCCAACCCGGCTTCCACTTCGGCCACGGTTTGGGGCAGGGTTTGGCGTTCAAACGGCATAGTAAACAGCTCCGCCTTTTTCGATGTTCAAGCCGAAGTAATACCGCTCCGCACTGCCGTCCGGCCTGGTGCAGACTATACCCAAGGCCAGCACGCCGGTTGCCGGTTCCATCCACGCCGCTTCAACGTCGACGGCCTTGGCCACGCCGTCTTCCAGCATCCAGGCGAAGGCTTCCCGCGCATACTGTAGCGCGCGCAAGCGGGTTACTTCCGTTTGCTTGCAGCGCAAAAGTAGCCAGAAGTGGCTCCCTATCTTGTCGCCGGGCTTGTTCGTCAGGCAATCGCCCCACCAGCCGCGCCGCCAGTCTTCGGTTGCGGGCAGCTCATCGTCCGGCCCAGCCAGCTTGTCGGTAAACAAGCTGATTAAAACGGCGGTGGCCAGGGTATCGTCCGTCAGCAACAGGCCGCGCTTCAGAGCGGCGTCTATCGTCAGGCTGTCAGCCTTGTAGAGCAGGGCCATATCCATAATCAGCCCCCAACCGGCTTTTGGGTGGTGCCGCCGCCCGGCATGACGCCCTCGTGCACGTGCTTATTGAGAGAGACGGCCCCGGCGTTTGAGGTGACGTCCGTATCGGACTTGATTGCCTGGGTGGTATGCAGGCCGCCGGTAACCACGGCTTCCACCTCCCCGCCGTTGCGGTTGGTGAAACCCAGGGCGTCCGAGTGTATGCCGGTTGTGTTCGCGTTCACGGTGAAGGCCTTGGTTTTTACCGTGTAGTCTTCTTCGGCGTTAATCAGCACGTGCAGGGTTTTCACTTCAATATTGCGGTCCCGCTTCAAGTGGATAAAATCCCCTTCGTCCGTATACAGGGCCACCTCTCCGCTCTTCAGGCCCTTGAGTCTGTAGCGGCGGTCGTCCACTTTGATAATCAGGCCGTGATCCCGGTTGCCGCCCACGAACAAAACGACCGGCTCGGCTCCCGGCAGCGGGTTGCTGGTGAGCCCGTAGTCCTGAACGCGCTCCACCTTGTCCCGCAGTTCGTCTTCCAGCAGGCCTATTTGTGCGGTTTGCAGCCCCCCGGCGTCGTTGACGAGCTTTAGCACGCCGCGTGCTACCATGAGCATCACGCGGTCCCGCAGGGGCTGGAGCATTTGATTCACGTCGCGCAGGTTCATTTTATGATCTCCGTGCCTGGGGGCAGGCCGGTCTTGCCTTTGGGCTTTTGCGGCAGAAGTTTGAACGCGTCCGGACGGGCCAGGGACAGTTCGGTTATGGTGCCGCTGTCGTTTATGCCGTAGCCGCAAGAGGCTATGAGCAGCACGTCGTCCAGAGCGCGGCTCTTGGATTTAATGGGCACCATGAGATTAGGCCGCCACAGTTCGCCGTTGCCTTGCCTCCATCCTTGCACTGTCACGTCCACGCGCAGGCCGCGCCCGGCGCGCACCGTTGCTTCCCACAGTGCCCGCGTAGCCGGGGACTGCCCGGACGCCTCGCCTTCGGCAATGAGCACCAAGGGCCGGTAACGGGTAATGCCGGGGTCTTTGGCCCGGCCCGAAGCCGGAGCCGCCGCCCTGGTTGTGATCTCGCCCTTGGCGCTCACAATCTCCACAGCCGGACCGCCGCCCAGGGCCGCCGCCGAAATGCCGGATTGCTGCCCCTTCACGATGTATTCCGAGTAGCGGTCTTTCTGGCTGCGCTTGCGCTTGACGGCAATGATGTTCTCGCCTTCCACCAGGGCGCTGTGGGCGTTGCCGCCCTTTCCGGCTTGGGTCAAAATGAGGTTTCCCTTGCCGTCGCTCATGGGCAGGATGGCCCGCATACGGCACAGGCGCTCGATAATCTCAAAGGCCTTTTCTCCCGGCTGCACCTTGACCGTGGGAAAAGCCGGGCCGCAATCCACTTCCGCCTTGACCTTGATCCCGAAGGGGCGGCACAGGATGGAGGCAATGGCGGGCAGCTTCTGCCCGCTCCACTGGTCCGGCTTGTGGATTGCCGAACAATCAACCAGATCGCCCGTCTTGTCCCGGCCTGTCACCTGTAAGGAGCTGCTTGTGGCTTCCAGGGAGTCGTTGGATTCATCGACCCAACCGGTAAGCACCACGTCATTGCCTATCAGCACTTCACAGGCGTCGCCGTCGTTAATGGGCCAGGGAGCGTGTTGCCCGTCCCAACTGTCGAAATATCCCAGGTCAAAGTCTCCGGAGATCGTTTCAATGGAGGCGTTGACCCGCATCTCTTTCCAGCCGCCGTACTCTTTGGCGTTCACCCTAAGGCGCATGGTGTCTTGCTCACGCATTGAGCATGACCTCCAGGGTTTGCCCGCCGGGCATGAAGCCGGGATGCGCGATGTGGTTGCGCGCCGCCAGCTCCGTTGCCCGTGAGCCGTCCAGCCCTATGTCCCGGTATAGCTCGTATGCCAGCACCAACGCGGGACGCGTAACCTTGGGGGTGTAGCTGCCCACGCGCGAAAGCTCGGGGCCGCGTCTGGTCAAGTCCGCAACCACGGCGGCGCGCAATTCTTCCAGCCGTTTATACAGTCTGGCCGGGGCGCTTTCCGCCAGCCGGTCAAGATGCTCAGTCAACGTGTCCCGCACGGTGACGGCTTCCGTCCGGCTCTCCAGGGGCATGTAGGGGGTCATGCGGCAGGCCTCGATAACGGCGGTGCGTTCCACCACAGCGCGCAAGACTTCCTGGTTTTTGGCCTGCATGGCGCGGTTGGGGGTTACGGGTACGGCGGCCTTTTTCGAGACCGTGGCGCTGGCCGGGGTGCCCGCCGCCTGAGCCTGTGTCCTCTGGTTGGCCATGGGCACGGCTGGCCATTCCTTGCCGGTGGCGCTCCCCAGAGTGCCCATAGCCATGAAGTTTTGCTGGGTTTGGTAGGCCTGCTTTTCTGTGCCGGAGAAGAGAGAGAGCATACGGCCAAGCCCGGCGATGCTCTGGCCCAGGGCCAGGCCCTTGCCAAGCAATCCGCCGGTCAAGGCGTCCGCCTGGCGCAAGAAAAACGTCATGGGATCGTCCAAGGCTTCGCTTACCACGCCCAAAAGCCGCGCCGCGCCGTCCACAAATTTTGAGGTGTCTTCCAGGATGCCCGGCAGCGGCCCGGCCAGCTCCTTCAGATTGTCGGCCACGTCCTGAACCAGGTCTTTGGCCGCGTCGTACACATAGCCCGGCACATCGCCCAGGTTCCAGCCGTCGGCAAAGGCGTCCACTGTGGCGTCCTGTGCCGCGTCCGCCGCGTCGTTTACCTTGGCCGCGCTGTTGTCCGCGCCCGCCCGTGGTGCCGGTTCGTCCGCCTCGATAAAGGAAAGGCTGAAGTTGGCCATGCCGTTCTTGTGGTCGTCATGGCTTACCCGGCAGCTTGTGCACTGCACCTTCTTGGTGCCGTAGTAGGGATGGATGAAGTCGCCGATGCCGCCAGCCGTGCAGGCCTCTATCAGCTTGTCCCTGGCCTCTTTGTAGCCGCCGGGCGAAAGCTCGGTGACGTAGCCCGTGATGGTGTAAACAGTATCGTCTTTGCCCAGGTCTTCCCACACGCCTTTGTCGCGCTGGGGGAACTGATGGTGCGCGCCGCGCCGGGCAAACTCATCTTCCGTGGCCTCAACAAAGAAGGGGACGCCCCGGTAGGATGCCTCCTGCTGCCATTTTTCTTGGGCCATATCAGTGCGCCCCCGCCATCATGTAGCCGCAATCAAGGCGAGTCTTATCCGCTTGGCTCTTGGGCGCGCTTACGGTTATGCCCGGCGGAAGATTTTCTCCGGTAATCACCACTTCCGTGCGCACCTTGGTTTCTTCCTTCTTGCGCCCCGGAGCCGCCGCCGCGCCGCCCGCCATGACGGCGGCCGCGCCGGTCGGCGCGCCTTGCGCCTGGAAGGGAACATGCGCCGTGGCCATGCGCGGCGCGTCTCCCGCCCCTGTGGGCGCGCCCGTTGCTTGTGCCTGTCCCGTGGCTTGGGCCGTAACCTGAATGCCCATTCTCTTTTTTATGGTGTCCGGAAGCCAGCCGGTAAGCGTTTCCCAGGCCTTGTGCAGCCAGGAAACAACGCTGTCCCAGACGCTTTTGAGCCCGTCCCACAGGCTGTTCACCATGTTGGCCCCGGCTTCCTTGAGGCTAAAGCCAAACAGCTTTTGCGTCAGGGAGTCCAAGGCGTCCATGATCCAAGTGGCCGGGTTGAAGGCCTTGAAAATCTCCAGCATCCCTTGCAGAAAGCCCTTATCAAAGGCGTCGGTTATGCCCTTGATCTTGCCGGTGATGTAGCCGGTAAGCGCTTCCCAGGCCCCGGTAAATATGCCCTTTACCTTGCCCCATAAGTCTTTGAAGAAGGCCGCTACGGGCGTCCATATCTTTTGCAGCCAGCCCTTGATCTTGTCCCAGTGCTTCACGATCAGGTACACGGCCCCAGCCACGGCGGCGATGCCCGCAATGATCCAACCCAAGGGCGTCGTCATCATCGCTATGCCGAACTTGATTACCGCCCCTTTCGCCAAGGAAAGTCCCGTGAGCAGTGGCCCGGCCAGGGCGGTGCCCAACAAACTAAGCCCCTTGGCGGCGAAGGTGATCCCGCTAAGGAGCGGGCCGCCAAGAGAAGCGCCCATCGAGACGATGCTTGCGACGGTGGACACCATGGACGCGATGAACGGCCCGGCCATTATGGCGGCAATGGCTTTGAACACGCCGCCCCAACCGCCCAGAAAGTCTTTGACCTGGCGGAAGGCAGGCAGGAAGTTATTCTTGAACCACTCGGCTACCTCTTCTGCCGCATTCCGCACCAGTTTTATTTTCTCGCAGAATTCCGTTGCCAGATTTTCGGCCAGGGTTTGCAAGCCCCCGCTTTTTTCCAGCTCGTCAAAAGAGGAAAGGATGCCCTGGAACTGTTCCTTCAAGACCTTAAATGGCCCAGAATCCATGAACAGCTTGACAAAGCGGCCCCATGCGGCCTTGACTCTCTCCACCATGCCATCCCAGCTTTGGCCGAAGCGTTCGGCCCCGCCGGTCATGCCCTTTGCGTCCGTGGATATTTTGAACAGGTGCTGCATGGCCTTGGCGTTTTGGGCCAGGTTCTGCCCCTGCTTTACGGCCATGCGCCGAATCTTGCCGGTGGCGTCGGTAAACTCCGCCACCATGTAGTTGCCAACCTGCTTGACGTTGCCGCCAAGCATTTCGGCCAGGCCGCCGGTGGATCCGTTTTTCATGTTGACCAACACCTGCGCCACTTCATCCACGCTCTTGCCCGTGTGCCCGGACACGTCAGCAAGACGCTTCATCCAATCGGCCGTGGGCTCAATGCCTTCCGACTTTAGCCTCATGTAGGCGGCGGCCGCGTCGTCAACGTCAACGGGCAGCCCCTTCATTTGTTGCTGTATGGCGGCCATGGCCGCCTTGGCCCTGTCCGCGCTGCCCGTCACGTTTCGCATGTTGCGGGCCAAGTTTTCCTGGCCCACGGCCACGTCCAGAAACAGCTTCTTGAAAGCGAGGATGGACCCTGTAAGCGAACCGCCGCCCAGAAAGAGCAGCCGCTTGGCCAGCTTCTCCGCTTCCTCCTGGGATTTCTTCAGAGGCTCATGCAGGCCTTTGATTTTATCCCGCAAACGGGTGAGCCCGGAGTCTTCGCCCAACTGTTTGAGGCGGCTCTTCAGCTTGGCTACCGGCTCGGTGATCTTCGCCATGCTCTCCTTAACCTTGCGGATAGGGGCAGTGGCGGTTTCAACCGCTTTAATGAGGATGTTTACGCCGTATTCCATAGCCGTTTATGTCCGTGGTTTTTCCTTTTTCAGCCTTCCATCCGCTCGTTTGACCCACCAGTAGAGGCTGTCCGCGTCCATTTCGAGTATCTCCGAGGGGGCGATATGGAACGGATAGCCAGCCAAAAGCTCTACGGTTTCGTCGAAGTCTGGGGGGAAGGCCGAAAGAGCTTTCCCAGGATACCAGTGCACCTCTGAATATCGTCCCAGTCCATCTCATCGAACACGCTGGGGGGCTGCCCCGCCAGTGTGGCCAAGAGGTCCAGCGCCTCCCCCATGTCCGTCTCTGTCATTTTGAACTGGCGGAAGTGCTTGCCCTTGGGCCGGTTGAAGCGCAGCTCGGAAATAAGCTCGCTGCCGTGCTGCACGGGGTGTTCAAGCTGAAGCACCAGGGGATACGTCAGTTTTGGTTCGGCCATGATTACTTCACCTCTTCGGCGGACAGGCCTTCAAAACGCACGGGGATTTCCCCTTCCTTGGGTTTTGCCGAACCTTCGCCCGCGTACACCGCCCGGCGCAAGACGATCACTTTGCCTATTTGCAACTTAAGTGTGATCGTGGCGTCCACCGTGTCCTGGAACGCGGCCAAGTCCAGTGAGGTGTCGTCGGTTATAGCCCCTTCGATGAAGGGGGCTTGGGCTTCGGTCCAAAAACCGTGAATGCCGTCCGCCCCGACAATGGCGGTTTTCTTGGGACGGCCAAGGTTGTAAGTAAATTCGCCTTTGGCGTCCTTGCGCTCGCCGTTCACCAACAGGTACAACATGCCGCCGCGCAGGACTTCGTTTTGGGGTAACATTCCGGGTCCAGACATTGCTTTTTCCTCCTACAGCCTAAAGCCCATTTGAATAGCCAGGATGCGCAACTGGTTCACCACGTTGGGCGGCAGGTAAATATCCAACCGGCATTCGTCGTCCGTGTTGCGCTCCGCAATCAGATCTTTTTTGAACTGGCTCATGTCTTCAACCAGGCCCTTTTCTTCCATCATGGCGAACCAGGCCACGCACTCCGACTTTGCGATCTTGGGCGTGATAATCGCCTGTCCCTGGCCGTAGAGCGTGCCGTCCTTGGCCAGCTTGTGCCGGGGGTACTTGCGGGAGAAGTAGGCGCGAATGTCGTAGCGCAGGTATTCCAGGGTGAAGATCGTTTCCACGTCCAGGTACGCGCGATCCGGCGCGCCCAGGGCGTTCTCCTTGTAGGTTGTCACCATGCGTTCGATGCGCATGGAGCCGTCCGCATCCCCGTAGGCCGTGGCAATGCCGTCCCACAAAAGCAGGTTGCGCTCTTCGCGTATCCACGGGCCGCCCGTGCCGAGAAGAATAAGGTGCGGGCTGTTGTGCCTGTCCCCCAGCTCGCCGGTTTTGCTGTGGTTGCCGTAGTATCCGGCCATGGCCACGCCGCCGATCATCTTGAGCGGCCCCCAGCGCCGGGCCAGCTCTTCCTTCATGGCGGAAAGGTTGGCCGCGTCCGTGTAGGGCAAGGGGAAGATGTGATAGTGCGTATCGTCCAGCGCCGCGAACACAGGCTGAATTTCCGGGTTGCCGGTGCCGCCCGTGAGCTTCATGCCCCGGCTTTCCTTGGGCGGCAGGTAGCCGATCAAGGGCAGGGTTTGCAGGGGCCGGGCCGGATCAATGGCCGCGTAGTAGGCGCTTGTGGCGGCCAGCATGGCGGCGACTTCACAGGGGGGCGTGGGGCTGCCGTCCACAATGCCGTCATCCAAACCCAGGGCCGCGCCAGCAAAGGCAATCTGGAGGCCGCCCGGGGTTTCCTCACCGAGCTGGAAGTTCAGGCGCACGTCCAGATCGTTGCCGCACTCTCCGGCGTGCTTGGCGGTAAACGTCACCTTGCCCGCATCGGACAAGGCCGTTACCGGCAGAGTGGCGTTGGCGTTGATGGCGGCGGCCAGGGCGTCCGCAATGGCGGATGTGTCCATAGCCGCGCTTATGTTTATCCGCACGCGCTCCCCGGCAACGTACAGGTTAAACGTGCCGCCGCTCGGGCTTGCGCCGGTAAACGTCATGCTGCCGGTTGCGGCCTGCCCGCTTACGTCATCGTCCAGGGCCACGGCTACAATCTCCGTGGTCTGGTTGTTGCGGAAGTGCGCGGCGAACATGCGGGCAAGCTGGCTGCCCGCGCCGAAAGCCTTTTCCGCCTGTTTGGCGGAAGTGATCCGGGTACGGGTAAGCGCGGGCACGGTGCCCGTGGCCAGGCGTTGTCCCATAGCCAGGATGCGGTATTGCATGGTGGACGGGCCTTGCTGGGCTTTGCTGGAGTCGAACTCCACAAAGCAGAACGGCGTGCGCAGGTCGGTCCCGATTTCGTTAAAGCTGATGGCCATAACTGTTTACTCCTTGCCCGGCTTGGTCTTCTTGCCGGTATCGCCGTCCGCCGTCTGAGTTGGGGACGTGGGCTGTGCGAGAGTGGCCGCTTGGGCTTCCAGTCCTTCCCGTGCTCTTCTGGCGTCTCTGCCGACGAGGATCATCCCAGCCGTTGTCTTTTCCACTTCTTTTGCCCGCAACCGCCGCCGCCAAAACGGGGAATCCTCAACGGCCTTGCCTTCAGGCGGCAACGGCGTGGGGGGATTTGTGCCAGGGTCAAGCACGCGGGCTTCGCCCACGGGCCGCAAATACAGAATGAGCGCCATTTACTTGTCTCCTTTGTCGGCAAAGGGCCGTATCAACTCCGCTGCGGGGGCGGACACGTCTTTGGGGGCAATGGCCGCCCGGTAATCAGGGCAGCCTTTTGTTTCTTTCCCAGAGGGCGGGCAGGCCGTGGGGTCTGAGATGTCGGGTTCAATCTCTTCCATGTGCTCCGTGCCCAGGGAGAACTTGGCCGCGTGGCACAACACGCCAGCAAACATCACAGGGCCGGACTCTTCCAGTTGCAGGCCCGCGCCGTCGTCTTGCACCGTGTGGCACAGGGCGTTTTCTTGCGCGTCGAACAGCACGGGACGCTTGCGCACGGCCCGCGCTACGGCGTCAATCAGCGTGTCGAAGGCCAGCTCGGTTTCGTTTGCGTCCAGCAAAGACGCGAAGCCTTGGATAACCCAGCGCGTCCGGACGCGGTTTTGCAGGCTGGAAAAGGGCAGCTCCCGCCAGGACTGCCGGTGCACGTACCAACCCAGGATCACGTCCCCCTGCTGGTAAAGAGCCTGGAAGCCTTGCGGCGTCTTGGAAAAACGCTCGTAGGCGTGCACGTGGCCTATGCCCGGTACGGCGCGCAAAAGCTCCAGCAAGGCCGTCCGGATGCGCTCGTGGCCGCTTATGCGTTTGCGCTCGTTCATGCCGCGCCCTCCAATGCCCGTTCAATCGCCGCGTTGAACATGGCGGCAATCTGTTCCTGTGTGGCGTCCAAGGCTTGCTGGAACATGTGCACCCCTTTGGTGCCGTGCTTCGAGATTTTGCGGGCGATGCAAAAGGCTATCTGTCTGGCCATGCCCGGATCACTCATGCCAAGCTTGGCCCGCACCCAGTCCGCTAAAGGCTGCACCGGCGGGAAGTGGGGCTTGCTGCCAAGCTCCACCGGCAAGGCATAGGGGCAGGCCGTGCTCACGCCGCCGGTAGTGGTGTCGCCGTTCATTTGCGGGGGCATGGCCGCTATGCTGCCGCGAAGCCCAGCGCCCCCGTAAACACCTACGGGCGTCAGCTCCTTCACTTCCCGTTCCAGCAAGAGCCCGGCTTGCAGCATGGCCGCCGGGACTTCCTGGGCGTAGCGCTCCGGGTAGGCCGCCAGGCGCTCCAGGCTGTTGCCTTCCTGGGGGATGTTGACGGTCAGTTCAATCATGCCCGCCGCCTGTTGCGCGGGCCGGTGTGCGTCAAGCGCGGCTGGCCCACAGAGACCACAACGCCAGCCGCAACCGTGCGCTTGGGGTCAATGCCCAGGTGATTCCAGTAGGCTTGACGCTGGGCGTCGGCCAAAGCCTTGTAGTTGGGCATTTTGGCCGCGTGATCCACGCTGTCGCTTTGGATGGTGCTTTGCTTGTCCCCCGCATACTTCCCGGCCAGAGCGTCCAACAAAAGCCCCGCAGCCCAATGGGCAACCGCTTCCCTGTCCGTGGCCGGTATGGTGTCCCGGTCTTCGTCCAGCACGTGGGGCAGGGTGAAATGCACGCGCAAGGTCTGGCCGTTGGTCTGGGGGCTCACCAAGAGAAGCACGTCCTGGCCGGGGATGCGGTGCGCCGTCCAAACGTCTCGCGCCAGCATCAGCGGCGGCACGCTGCCGGGCAGCTCCAAAGCGGAGACGCGGCTATATTCGGTGTCCCAACCTTCCGGCAGCGGCACCGTGTAGCCGTCTTCAGTAACCACATCGGCGGCTTCCATCACGGGCCGGTCGGTGCTGTAGCGAATGACGGCCAGGGCCAGGGCTTGTTCCCTGTCAGCAATCGTCAAGCGCCCGGCTTCGTCCGGGGCCATGCCGTTTATGAGGTTCAGCCAGTCGTCTTTGCGCATAAGGTTTGCTCTGGCCGCTGGCGCGAGGTTTGCCCCGCGCCAGCGGGTTCCCATTTAGGCCACCACGGCCTTGTAGAGGCCGCGATAGTCAATGACCGCGCCGCCGTAGATATGGCGGATTTTGTAGGTGATGGTGTCGTTGTTGAAGAGGCTGCCCACGGTGGGGTTGTCCTGAACGAAAAGCTCCGGCTCTTCCTGGCCGTCCAGGAAACCAAGCTCCACACAGGGCAGCTCGCCGTTGTCTGCGGAAAGCACCCAGTCGTTGGGGTCGGTCCAATACCAGACGGAAACGACGGTGGGGTGCTGGCTCTGCACAAAGGTTTCGTCCAGGTTGGTGTCCCGGCGGAACATATCGAACGCCAGCCGTTCCAGGTGCGCCGGTATCCAAAGCAGCTTCGGCGGGATGCCCAGGGTTTCGTTGCTGTCGCGTTCCTTCTGTTGCAGCATGGCCAGACGCGCGTCGGCATAGGCGTCATCGGAGAGCGCGGCCGTGCCCAGGTTTCCACGGGCGGCGGCGAACAGCGGGTTGTTGTCGTAAATGACGGGGTTCACGCGCAAGAAGTCCATGACGAAGCGGCCCAAGGTGCGCTTGGCGGCAACAGTCAGCTTGCCGGGGATGCGTTCAATGGCGGCCACGTCGTCATTTTTTATCATTTCGAGCGTGATGTTTTCCGTTCCGCCGCGCTTCTCCACCGCGTACTTGGCCTCTTCGTCCGTGGGCGAAGTGAGGGGATTGTAGGTCTGGCTCTCCTTCACGATGGGCAGGTCGCCGTATCCGCCGTAGCGCACCCGGTGTTGCAGCCGGAAGTCGTTCACCGGCACCACGGAAGCCAGGCGGTTCCAAATGTCGTATTGCGTCTGGAAGGCGTATTCGGCCAAGAGCTGGCGGTGTATGGCGTCGCCAAGCACCAGATCAAAGCTCTGGCTATCCAGGGCTTCGCGGAAGCGGGCCTGGTTGCATTTGTCCAGCCTGCCGGTGACGCGGCTGTCGCCGGTCATGTGCACGTAGCATTCCCGGAAGGAGCGGACGTTTCGGTGGTCTTTGTGTTTGGGGTTAAAAAAGGCGTCCAACATGGCCGCCGTGCCCTGGCCCGGCGTGCGGGTTATGGACAGGCCGCCCAGGCCGGAAACCTGGCCGCCGCCGAAGCTGCCCAGGTACTCCGCTTCGTCACGGATGGCCCGGTCCACATCGGCCTCGACAAAGCGGACCAGCGCCCCAAAGCGTTGCCGCAAACGGACCTTGGCCGATTCCGGCAGGCTGCA